AATTTTCATTATATAATTTAGTTGTTACATGCTCGTCAATAAAAATGTTAGTAGATACTTGATTATGAGGATTGTTTTTTGTTGTAACTGCAATATACTCTTTGTTATTATGCAGGGTAGTATCAAAAGATAAAATTTGATATTCATTATTATTATTACCTACAGCAGATAAATTAGTTTGAGAGGTAAATGTTGACGTATCTAAGTCAATTTCTGAAATATAATTTTTAAAGTTAGTTTTATAATATTTGTATATACGACCATCATTACAAATATAGAGAATGTTTTTCTTAACTTTACTATTAACGATTTTTTTAAATGAGTTATTTAATTTTATACCCGATAAAACATTAATTCTTGTATCATAATAATCATATAAAGAAGTAGGTGGTTTAAGTCTGTTATTAACTATATCATAAGTAATAACTTTACCTTTATTAGATAAAATATAACCTTGCGCAAAATCTACTGTATCAGAATACTGATCTACAACAATAGAAACTAAGTCTCCGTAATTAGGATTATTAAATAAATTCGGGGAACTAATTTCGTGTATGAAATTAAAATCTAAATCGAATACTTTGACACTGTTGTGCCCGTTGTCAAGTATATAAACTCTATTCTTATATACTGATAACCCATTAGGGCGGAGTAATTTATTTTTAGTTTGACCTGTACCTTCTCCACCAATAGTCTTGAGAAGATATCTACCGGGCCTTTTGCTATCATTAATACTAGTACGCTTAAGAGATTTGTCGTTAGTAATTAAACCAGTAACATCAAATTTAAAAACAGTATTAGCACCTTTATCTAAAACAAATAAAATATTACCGCTAGTGTCTACACTTACTACATTTTTAAATTTAAATGTTTTATTAAATTCTACTTCATTGCCTGATAATAAAGCCGTAACAGTTGTAATATCTGTATCAGTCTCGTAAATTGAAGAGTCATCTTTGGCATAGTTTAAAAATAATATTTTTCCGTTATTGTCAGTTTGACTTACAATAAATGTTTCTTGTAAAGTTGATAAAGAAGCAGTATGAGTAGCAGTATTTGGAATTACATTTGTCGCAGAGAGTTTTGCAGTACCGTCAGTTTGGATTGCAATATAATTATTTGGTGCTGATACAGGAGTATTGTTTGTAAAAACTTCTGCATTAGCTATAAGAAACAAATAATTACTATATAATTTACGTATACTGTCATTATACACATCTGCAACAGCAAAATCATTATGACTAATAGTAATATCGCTTATATTATAAGGTAAATCTTCACTAGCTATTTGTAGCTTATCTAAAACTCTATCTCTTTCGTACCCGTAAGTAGAAACAGATGTTACTTCACTATATACTGAACTAGCCATTATAATTATTTAACAAATAAACCTTAATTTAACAGATTGAAGTTGAAAGAACAAGTGTAAATATTTACAATGCCAAGAGGTGCAAGTAAAAAATCTAGACATAAAATAACGCATGATTTAATTCTACAACTTTATAAAGAATCTAAAACCATGTCTGATACCGAAAAAGAAAAAGTAGTTGCAAAACTAAAAGATCTTGTAAAATATATCGGTAAAGAGATAGCAGTAGATTTATGAGTCAAAAAACATTTTTAAGCTGGGAGGACATACAAAGAGATTGTAAGGTTTTAGCAGAAAAATTATCTAACCAAAATTTTTCATGCATCATAGGTATTGCTAATGGAGGTATGATTCCCGCTACATTATTAGCGAAGTATTTAAAGGTAGATAAATTATTATCTGCAAACTTAAAATCTTATCAAGAAGATAAACCTCGTGATGGTGCTCATTCTACTCAAGATATTGTAAAGGTAATTAGCTTTCCTAACTGGAAAGATTTAAAGAAAGAAAATAAAGTATTAATTGTAGATGATTTATGTGACACCGGTCTTACCTTACGGGAAATTAAACAAATGGGTAATATTATCAATTTTGAAAGAGAGGATAAAGAAGATTGTTGGGTGTATTCAACTATTTACTATAAACCAAAAACTATAGTAACTCCTGACTATACAGTTAAAGAGTTTGATAATGACGAATGGATTGTTTTTCCTTGGGAGAATTAAATATTAACTCTCAAACCAGTCATTACAATTCCTAATGTACCCGTCTTTGCAATTCCTAAATGCATTATTAATCGCTCTGTATCAGCATCACTACCATTAAATGTATTAGGTATAGTTATATTTTCTGTATGTTGTACCCCTTTAAACTTACCATCTTTAATACCATTAGTGATAATACAAGCGATTTCGTTACTTTTTGTTAAATTATTATGATAACCTATGAAGCTTGCTCGATCGTCCCCATGAAGCATCCAAGTAGAAAAATAAAATTCTTTAATTTGTGACCATGAGAGACTAGCTGTTGTGTCTCCGACAGCGCCTCTTATTTGACCAATACCCCAAGTAAATTCAGCTATAGCGCAATTAGATAAGAGGGCACTAGCTCCCCATGAACCACCAGGTAAAAAGCTATTTCCAGTACCATCTGCATATGCACCACCGTTACCTAGATAACCAGCATGACTAAATATCACCATGCTACCATGAGTAGTTTTAGCACCTGAAAGATGGGTAGACCCGGTCGAAGAATGAAAGTTATAATTTCCATTACTAATAGCATAAGCTGAAACAGCAGAATTAGTAGCTGTGCTCGTAGCATGCATGTAACCTCCTGCATTACCTATACTAACATTAGTTGCGGGTGCTCCAAAGTCTAATATAGAATTTACACAAGTTAGCTCCGCGGCGCTAGTAAGACCTAGTGGGTACACTAAATCATTGGTTGGTAAGGTAGCTGCACTTAAATAAGTACCGGATAACACTAACTTCTCATCAGAACTATCTCCACCTATATTAACTTTACCACCAGAAATTGCTATTGGTCCTGATATACTACCGCCGTGTATTTTATCTCCTGAAATATCATCATCTAAAACATCTATATTACCAAACGGTATACCTGAATTTACTGCTACCCAACTACCTGGAGTTGCCCCCTCAGTGCCTCCTGCAGTAACATCTGCAGTTAATATCATTACAGTTGAAGCACTAGCGTGTGGAGTAACTGAAACTCCTTTCGCATTATTATAGTTCTGAGCAGGAAATACCGCTAGATCTCCTTTGTGTGCACGACCATTTGCAGATGCAGTAGTTAATCTAGTATGAAAACTTGCACTATGAGCTCCACCACTCACATACATAAAACTACCTAACGACTTACCACCTGCTGTGGAAGCATCTCCAACAAAAACTCTAAAAGCATCAGTAGAATAACCGAGCTCACCTTGACATAAAACAGTACTTTGCCTATCAGTATCGGTCCCTCTGCGCAAAAATAACCTAGCCTTTTTTACCTCTGCCATATAAAATATTTAATATAACAATCACATTAATACCAGGTTTATTAAATAATTATAATGAACAAAAATGAAACATATTACGCTGTCGCGACTGAACAAGGAAGTTCAGTGAAGTTAGAAATTAGAGACACTGTGAAAGCTAATGTGTTTAAATTGTACAGGCTTCCAGGTAAAATCGTATCACAACCTGTTATGTCCGGAGACACAGTAACTATTACTCTCCAGATTGGTACGTATAGAAAACTTACTATTCTCAATGTAAAAACAGGTAAAAAGACCGAACGCATACTTTAATGTTGCACTTTCTGTATTATAGCGTATAAATACTTACGTTATGTCTAACTTATTTAATTACTTAACAACAAACCCTCGGGCGGGGTCAGTCAGCCCAGTCGTTGACTTATTCAACACTGCATTTGGAGACAACTTTGCTACTCCAGCTTCATTCTCTAACGATAATATTCGTTTCAATGAAAGTGAAGATGGTGCTCGCATTGAAATTGATCTTCCAGGTGTGAAGAAAGAAAACCTCAAAGTTACTTACTCTGAGGAATCTAATAACGTTTATGTGGAAGCTAAACGAACCATCACTACAAAGACTGGTTCGAAAGAAGAAACATATACACGCTCATTTCATCCTAGTAATGAGATGAATTGTGCAGAGCTTGATGCTACTATCTCAGAAGGGGTACTTAGTATCAGTATTCCTCGGAAAGCTCGTAAAGAAGCTAAAGTAATCGATGTTAAGGTAGCTTAAAACTACTTACATTAATTTTAGTTAACCGGTGGGACCTGTCTCACCGGTTTTT